GATTTAGCTTCAGATGCTCCAACTGCTAAATACATAACGATTGTGCGTGATTTCGTAGTTGCTGGAAATATTCAGCCAGATAACCCAAATCGAGTGCAATGGTCTGCATTGAGCGATGAAACAAGCTGGACTCCTTCAGCAACAACTCAAGCAGATTATCAGGATATTCCTGATGGCGGTACTGTAGTAGGCATTACTGGTGGCGAATTTGGTCTAGTGTTGATGGATCGCTCTATCTATCGTATGTCTTATGTTGGAAGCCCATTGGTATTTCAATTTGACAATATCACTCGTAACTTAGGCTGTTATGAGGCAAATTCGGTAATTCAGTACGCTGGAATGACATTCTTCTTGGGTGATGATGGATTCTATGCTTGTGATGGTCAGCAGATCCTACCTATTGGCAATGAGAAAGTAAATCGTTACTTCTTTAGTAGCGTAGATCAAGGCACTTTATATCTGATGTCTGCTGCTGTAGATCCAGCCAAAAAGCTCATTATCTGGGCTTATGCTTCACAAAACTCTGCAACTGTAGACAAGTTAATTATCTACAATTTTCAGACTCAAAAATGGTCTAGCGCATCTACTACAGTAGATCGTATTGCAAGCACTTCTACACCAGCAGTAACTTTAGAAGGTATGGATGCATACGGAAACCTAGATACTATTATGACTAGCTTTGATAGTCGTTTATGGCTTGGCGGTAGGCTGCAATTGGCTGGTGTAAATGAAAAGAAAATTGTTACATTTACTGGGGCAAGTGCAACAGCATATTTAGAAACTGGGGATATTGAAATTCCAGGATCTACATCTGCAATTACAATGGTTAAACCACTTGTAGATAATGGTTCTGGAGATGTTGCAGTAGCAACAAGACGATTATTAAATGAATCAATTAACTATGGAACACCATCTGCTTCTGATTCAGAAAATCGTGTATCTATCCGTAGCGTAGGTCGCTATCATCGTCTACAATTATCTCCTACAGGATCGTGGAATACTGCGATGGGAATGGACATAGAGTTGAATGGTTTAGGGACTAGATAATGTATAGACGATTGCCTCCTTTTGGTGGAGATCAGCGAGCAGTCGCTGAGATCGTCAATAATATTATGGATGGCAAGACCAACAATACTGGTTCTGTAACATTAGCCACAAGTGGTGCAACTTCTACAACTATTACGGATGCTCGTATTGGTGTAGATAGCGTTATTTTGTTGATGCCAACGGATGATATTAGTGCATCTGCCTATTATCCGTATGGCGCTTTTCAAGATTCAACGGATCAAACAATAAGCAGCACAACAACTGCTTATCCAATGACATTTAATACTACAGATTATTCTGAAGGTGTTACATTGGCTAGTGGATCTAGAATTACTGCTGGATATTCTGGTTTATATAATTTGCAATTTTCTGCACAATTTCAAAATACAGATAGTCAGGCAAAAGATATAGATGTTTGGTTTAGAAAAAATGGCTCAGATGTTGCATCAAGCAATAGCCAATTTACAGTACCAAGCAAACATGGATCTGTAGACGGACATTTAATTGCTTCATTAAACTTTTTTATTGCATTAGCAAAAAATGATTATGTGGAGATTGTTTGGAGAGCAGAAAGCACAACAGTATCTTTAGAAACAATACCAGCAAATACAAGTCCAACAAGACCATTAACACCATCTGTAATTGCAACACTCAGTTATTTATCTTCTAATGGCTACACAAGCAATATATTTACAACTCCATATATTTCTTCTGTAACCAATGGAAGTGCAGTTATTAGCCATCCAGCTAATAGTATCTCAGGCAAAACATTTAAATACATAGTAGTAGGATAAGGAAAACTTATGGCAACAGTAAGCACAACATCGTCAATTGATCCAGGCATATTGCCCTATATCACTACTGGTCTAGAGCGAGCAAAAACGCTGTTCTTAGGTGATCAGCAGCCTTCAATGTATCCAGGGCAGACTTATGTAAGCCCTTCTCAAGAAACATTGACTGCTTTGCAACAACAGCAAAATATTGCTCAACAGCAAAGTCCTACATTGCAAGCAGCACAAAATGCTTATATGCAATCATATGGTGGATTGGGAACTACTGCTGCTGGTGGTTTCTTACAAGGAAATCCATATCAGCAACAGATGATCGAAGCTACTGCTAGACCATTGATGCAACAATACAGTAATCAGATTTTGCCTGGTATCGCTAGTCTTTATTCTAAATCTGGTCGTTATGGCTCTGGTGCTATGCAAAATGCATTAGGTCAGGCTACAGAGCAATATGGTCGTGCTTTAGGTGATGTAACTACAAATATTGTAGGAAATCAATACGAGCAAGAACGAGCAAGACAGCAACAAGCTATGATGGGTTTAACTAACTTAGCTCAAGCTGCACCTAGCATATATTCTCAACAGTATTTGCCATCACAGCAATTGGCTCAAGTTGGCGCACAAAGAGAAGCTATTGCACAGCAGCCATTATCAGAAGCTATGCAGCGCTATTCATTTAGTCAGCAATTGCCATACCAGCAGTTATCTGGATACCTATCTTCTGTTTATGGATCTCCTACAGCAAGCTATGGCACAACTAGCCAGAATATGTCTACCAATCCAACAGTAGGCGCTTTAGGTGGCGCATTAAGCGGTGGATTGCTAGGAATGGCAGCTAACTCTGCTTTCCCTGGGTTATCTAGCTCATTAGGATCTTATACAGCTCCATTATTAGGTGCTTTGGGTGGTGGCTTATTAGGTGGATTTGCTTAATAGATGATATTTGAAAAACTCGGAAACAATCGGTTTAATGAGTTTTTTGAGTTAGTTACCAAAATGGTAGCTGAAGCAGAGTTTTGTGAAGCAGTACCAGAAGTAAACAAGATTAAAAAGATGTTCAATATGCCAAATATTGCAGTATTCGGGGCTATTGAAGATGATAAGTTGATCGGGTTTATTTCTGGTATTTATAACGAGTATTTTTTTAGCAGCAAAAAAAGAGTTAGCGATTTAGGTTTTTATGTATTGCCAGAATATAGAGGCACAAGAGCATCTATTCGGTTACTTAAAGATCTAGAAAAATGGGCTTTAGATTTGGGTTCAAAAGATTTATGTTTAGGGCAGACAACAGCAGTAAACATTGAAAAGACTCAAAAGTTTTATGAAAGATTAGGTTATAAAACTGTTGGGTTTAATACTGTTAAACATCTAGGAATTTAATTATGTGCGGTGGAGTCATTGAAGATGTAGGAAATGCCATATCAGATGTGGTATCTGGTGCTGGCGATGTGCTTGCTCAAATTGATCCTGGTCAAGCATTAGGTGATGTTGTTGAAAGCATTGGTAATGTAGGCGAACAAGCAATTCAAGGGATTGGTGGCGCTGTAGAAGATGTAGGTCGAGGTGTTAGTGATGTAGGTGTAAGTATTGATCAAGCGGTCAATCAACTTCCTGGTGGATGGACTTTACCAGCAGCTCTTGCTGCTACTGTTGCTGCGCCATATGCTGCCCCATACTTAGCTGAAGCTCTTGGCGGTAGTGAAGTTTTAGGTGGCTTATTAAGCGCAGAAACAGCATTTACTCCAGCAGAAATTATGGCTTCTGGTGGATTTATTCCAACAGCAGAAGGGGCTAGTTTTACATTACCAGCATTTGAGTCTTTAAGCGCAGCAGCAGCTCCAGCAGCTACAGTAGCAGAAGGCGCAACTGTAGCAAAAACAGCAGCAGATACAGCAACAGCAGCAAAAGCAGCAGCCGAAGCTGTGGCTGGAGCAAAATCTACTGGTGAAACATTAGGACTCCTATCTAATCCTATTATTAAATCAGCCTTAACTGGATCTGGAATGGGGGCTTTAACAGGCGGTGTTACATCACTATTAACTGGTCAAGATGCGCTAAAAGGCGCTTTGATTGGTGGCGCTACTGGCGGTATCTTAGGTGGTGGCGAGGCTGCATTATTCCCAGGCGGTATTAACCTAGTTTCTAATCCTATTGCAAATGCTGGTTTAGTTGGTGCTGGTCGTGGCGCTGCTGGAGGTGCATTGAATACATTACTAGGTGGTGGCGATCTCAAAAAGAATATGTTGTATAACGCTATCGGTGGTGGTGCATTAGGTGCTGGATCTGAATACTTCTTCCCTACTGCTGGCTCTCAAGTTTCACAGCAAGGTGAACCAAGATGGGCAAGTATTAAAGACTCATTACAAAATGCAAATCAATCTTTAGATTATTTTAATAATTTGAAGTATGGTGATGTATCTAATATGGGCTATGCTGGAGAGCCTTATTCTGGATTAGGAATAAATCCAGCAGTAAGAACTGGTGGTGGCTATGATGTATTAAGCCCAGAATATATTACTAATCGTGGCGGTTATGGTGTTGGTGGTTATACAGGAATTGGCTTAGATCCAGCAATTGAACAATTGTATGGTGGCATTGGATTAAACCCTAACCTTAACTATAATACAACTGGATTAGCTAATACTGCTGAAGCGCTTTCTCAGGCATCTGGTGTAGATATTAACCGAGCTGAATTTGCTGGTCGTGGCGGTTTAACTGCCGATCAAGAAGCTGCATTAGATCGTGCTTTAACTGCTGCTGATTATCCAGCAGCATCTAGTTGGTATAGCGGTTTAGGTAATTTAGGCGCTTTGCTTGGTGCAAAAGGTTTAGGTGGATTAGGCGGTGGTGGCGGTGGTATGGCTGCAAAAGGCGCTGCTGGCGGTTCTTATGTTCCAAAAGGAATGGTAGATTACGCTGGAATCCTTAATTTATTAGCTCCAAAAAGCTCTACAAGAGCATCATTATTAGGATAAGAAAATGGCAATTGAAGATTTCGCACCTGGGATGTTTGGTCAATTCCCTGATATGTCAGGAGTATTATCTCCAGAACAAGCTCAAGCATTACAGTCTAATGCTGCTAAACAAGCATTATTAGCAAGCGCTGTTACTATGCTTGGAATGTCAGGCAATCAGCGAGTTCCAGTAAGCACAGGACAAGCTATTGGCGCTGCATTAGGTGCTGGATTAGGCGGTTATCAAGGATCTTTTGATAATACGCTAAAGCAAATGATTGCTGCTCAACAAATGCAAGACTACAAAGCTAAAAAGCAAAAACAAGCACTTTTTGAACAGGCATATAACCAGGCTTTTGAAACACAGCCTGTTGGTACTGGTCTTACAAGAAGTGGGGCTGGTAGCCAGGCTCAAATGTTGGCAGATCAAGTTGCTGGCATGGGAGAAGAAGGCGCTCAGTCTACTATTCGTGCATTGCAATCCAATCCTAATTTGCCAGTTAAAAAAGAGATTAACTTTGATAAGTTAGTTCAAGCTATTTCTATTGTTGATCCAGTAGAAGCTGCTAAATTGATGGTTAAGACTGATTCTGCCCCAGAAGCTATTAAGACTTTTGAAGCCTATTCAAGAATGAGTCCAGATCAGCAAGCATTGTTTAGACAGTTTAAGCAATCATCTGCTCCAACTACAACTATTAGCCTTTCAGAAAAAGGTCTGGATAAGATTGATTCTGAGCGTGTTGGTGAGTTTTCTCAAGCTGCTGCATCTAGTCGTACATTTGCTCAAACAGCATCTACTGTTAATTCCTTGCTTTCTGGCAAGGGTGGTGGCGAGTTGGTTAAAGTTGGTACAGGATTGGCTAAAGATCTTGGTCTTAAAAATGAACAAGTTTCTGCTAATGATTTGGCACAATCTCTTGCTACTCGTGCTGCTGTAGGTGTAAGACAGCCAGGATCAGGCTCTACATCTGATATTGAGTTCAAGGCTTACATGAGTTCTGTTCCATCTCTATCTAATAGCGAACAAGGTCGTGCATTTATGGCTGCTGGCGCTGATGCATTTGCCAAGCGTAATGCAAAACTTGCTGATAAGGCTCGTGAGCTATATAAAGCTGGTAAATACTCTGATTCTGCTATTGCTGAGTACGATAATTCTCTTGGATCAGTTATTGATGCAAAACAGTTAAATCAATTGACAGGCACATCAAAGCCTAATCGTAGAAGTTTCTAATAGGATAAGTTATGGCAGAGCGTAAAGTTGTACGACTCACAGACGGAACAGAGGCAGACTTTCCTATTACTACATCACTAGGTGATATAGATAAAAAATTGTCTGCTGAAGGATTAGAGCGTGATACAAAGATTAAGCCATTTGTTGATCGTGTTGAAATGGCTCAAACAGAAACAGAAAAAGCTATTGGAAAAGTAGCAAAGCCTGTAGTCGAAGGAGCTGCTGGTATATTTGGATTGCCAGGACAAATGAAGGCTGGTATCAGCAGTCAATTAGGAAATATTGCTCAATTATTAGGCATTTCTCCAGAGCAAGTTGAATCTGCAAAGCAATACATGGATGTTGGCGGTCAAGTTAAAAAGCTGATGGGTGCTGAAAATTTGCCACAGTTTAATATGCCAACTTCACAGCAAATCGTTGGAATGGCTCAAGAAGCTGGTGTGCCAATGACTCAAGCTGAAACATTACCAGGAAAATTTGCTCAATCTGCTGTAAGAAATATTATTTCAGCCCCAGTTAGATCTGCTGTAATTCCATCTGTTTTGTCTGCTGGTGGAGAAGAAGCTGCTGCTGTACCATTTGAAGGTACTCCATTAGAGCCATATGCTCGTTTAGCTGGTGGAGTTGCTGCTCCTTTAGCTGTAGCACCACTTATTGCTAGATCTCCTTTGGAGAAGATGTACGCTCAGACTACTAAGAATATGACTCCACAAGAGATTCAAGTAGCATCTGAGTTGCAGAAACAATCTTTTGCTGCTGGTGTACCAACAACTTCATTTGAGGCTATGCAACAGGCTGCTGGTGGTCGTACAACATTACCAGCAATTCAGCGTCAAATTGAGGCTACTCCAGCAAGCGCTCAGACTATGGCTCAGTTTATGGGTGGTCGTGGACAGCAGACTCTACAAACATTAGAGAATATGTTTCCACAGACATCTAGAGAGCGTTTAGCTGGTGATGTGCAAAAAGCTGCTCAAGGTGAGATTGGTGCTAGAGCAAAGCAACTTGTAGAAGAAGCTGCTCCAGCATTTGAAGCCATTAAAGCTAAGAAAATTCCTCAATCCTGGATGACAAATCTAGAGAAAGAAAGCGCAGTTATCAATGAGGCTGGTCGTGCTGTAGACAATATTCCTGTATATCAGGATTTATTGAAAGGCTATGACAAGAACTCTATTGCTCGTGTAGAAGCTATGCGTCAATATTTGTCAGATAAATATGACAATTTAGCGGTTCAAGCTCAAGGCAAAGTAACTGGTGAAATGAAGGCTTATGATGCTGCTAGACGAAATCTGCTTAAAAAGGCAGACGATCAGATTCCAGCATACAAAGAGGCTAGAACTGAATACCAGAAGGCTAGAGAGCGTATTGAGTATCCATTAAAAGAAACTCCTATTCCTGGAATGGCTAAAGAATCTGAGCTGCCAAAGCAGTTTGGAGAGCTATTTGCCAATAAACCAGATAGTATCAATTTAACTCCAGCAAAGGTTACACAAACCATTACTGCATTAGGCAAAAAAGATCCAGAACTGCCAAAAGAGTTCCTTAATCAGTATATGAGGGCTTCTTTAGAGAAAATCAATAAAGCTGCTACTCGTAAAGAAGGCACAATTGGTACTCGATTTGTAGATACTGTTGCTCAGAATACGACTCAGAAGGCTAATCTACAAACTGCTTTTAAAGATGTATACGGACAAGATGCTGCCAGAGGTTTAAACATGATGTTTAATATGTTAGAAGCTCAAGGTCGCAGATTGCCTATGGGATCTCCAACTGCTGAAAAGGGAATGTTGGCTCAAGAATCCGTTAGTTTATTAGGGAAAACCCTTACTAACCCAATGGCTACATTAGGCAACATTTATCAGTCAGTAGTGTATGGCAGAGATTACGACAGACTTGCTAAAGCAATTACAAGTCCAGACGGAGTTAAGACTTTAGAGAACATTGCTAAGTCTAGCAAAGACCAAAAGAAGCTCGGATTAGCATTAACTGAGATGCAACAGTTAATTAGAGCTACAGATCAAGAAGCAGAATAAGTATAATTAGTTAAGGAAAAAATATGGCTTATACAAAATACTCACTTACTCCAGCAGACAATAACGCTGCTCCTCCAAATGGCGCTCCAGAGGGTATGCTTCCATCTGGTGTAAATGACACCATGCGAGATATGATGGCGCAGATCAGGGACTGCGGAGATGGTATTCGTGGCGGTACTTATACGATGACTGCACCAATCATTACTGGTGGTTCTATTACTGGTATTACTGATCTGGCTGTAGCTGATGGCGGTACAGGAGCTTCTAACGCTTCTGGCGCTCGCACTAATCTTGGATTGGTAATTGGTACAGATGTTCAAGCCTATAACGCTAATAATGCTGTAACTAACGCTGTTCAGTCATTTACTGTAGCGC